GTATTTAATATATATATTAATCCAGTTAAAATATCTAAAATTGAACCAGTAAATGTACAAAATTCTGTTTTAGTAGATGTTGGAACCCTAATACAAATATACGATTCCTTGACTGGATACGAAAAATTACATTGATCCTTATTCGCATTAATTTGATTAATCAGATTATTTTTAATTATTTTCTCGCATATATCAATCGGACTTTTCCCATTAAAATCATTATTATTTCCATATTTTTTTAAACTTTGTACGTCTGACTGTGTACATTTGTCTGCCTTTTTACATATATTTTCCCATTCGTGTTTCCAAATTTTATTCTTTTTTACAGTTAACCGATTAAAATAACTTTTTGTCAATATATTCATAAAATCATCATAATCTTTTTTATTCAAATAATCGATTGGACGTTTATTGTCACTGTCGTTAACTAGTATGTTAAGTTTTTTATTTTTTAGTATGCTTATGTAGTCCTTCCATATTCCATTTTTTAGTAACAGATTGAGACATGAATTATTATTATTATCTTGAAAATTTATTTTGGTATTCTCGATTAACAAATCAATATATTTTTTACTTTTATTTGTGTCCAATGCAATATGTAAAGGAAATTTACCATCCAGATTAAATAAATTCACATTTAATATATTATGTGATTTTTTTCTTGAATTTGTTTTACTTATTATATATTCAAATTCTTCAAGTCTATCATCTGTAACACAATAGTGCAAAACTGTATTACCAAAATAATCTTGTACATTTGGATTTATATTATAATCTAAAAATAATCCTGTTAATTTTGTATCATTTAATGTAACTGAATAATGTAATACAGAATATTCGTGATCTTTTTCTAAAATATTTATATCAATACCATTTTCTAATAACATTTTCGATTGTTCGTATAACTGTAACGTACACGCGATATGTAATGCTGTTTCTCCAGTAAATGTTCTCATATTAATTTTAGGATTTTTTGATAAAATAATTTTACATATATCGATATCCCTTGTGTATAAACTTAGATGTAAGCTACTATTACCTTTAGAATCTTGTATATCTATATTGGATCCACTTTCTAATAAAAGTTTCATTATTTTAATATTTTTACTTATAATAGCGTAATGTACCCCAATACGTCCATTATTATCTTGTAAATCTAAAATAGATATTCCAATATTTTTGTTATCATGAAGTAATAACGTTTCAACGATTTCAACATAATCGTATTTAATAGGTGCATATAATAGCGATCTTCCTTCATTGTCAACAACATCTATTCTTGCTCCTTTATTTATTATTATTGGTATCAATTTTGGTTTATTGAGCATTATTATATAATCGATTAGATACGATCCGTTTTCATTTTTTATATTTAGATCATATGTCGTCTTATTATTTAATTCGTTTTCAAACTGATCCCATTTATGGTTTTTTAATAGTTCAAAAAGATGTTTGATATTGCCCATCTATATATGAGCATTACAAAATTTATATATCATTTTTTGGTTATACAATCAAAAAATGATAACAATAATTGATTTACAATTATTTCTTTTTTCTTTTTTCTAATTCTAATTCTTCTTTTAATTTTCTGTGGTAATTAATAATCTTTTCCAAAAAAAACAAATATACTTGCGTAATAATATTTCGTCTATCGTAATGATATGATCTTATCATGTCTAAAGATTCATCATATGAAAACCATCCGATATTTCCTATTTCGTGTGACTGTTGAAAATTAGTTTCATCAACTGTAGGGATTTTTTGTGGATTTATAGACAACCCAGTATAGTACACATGTTGATATGGAACTTTATTTGTTCCAATTAAATCTTCTGTTATTTTGTTAATTGAATCAAGCAAAATAAAATCATTTTTATTAAATCCTGTTTCTTCTATGAATTCCCGTTGTGCACAATCAATATTATTTTCTTTATGGTTCCTTCTTCCTTTCGGAAATCCCCACTCCGGTATTTTCCAATTCGGTTTTACATTGTTTACTAATATATCCAAATTAAATTTTTTATCCTTTGAATATTTTAATTCTGTATATTTTTCTTTTGATTTAATATATTCAGGATCTTTTGGATTTGGCATAATACCTTTTAATTCTTTCCATAATTTATTAAAATCTTTTTTTTTAATATTATCGATTTCGTCCTGAGTCATCTGTTGAAACAGATAAGTGATATACTCTTTATTTAATAATTTATAATGTCCTCTCATAAATTCTAAATATCCTAAAGAATTTCTTCTTTGTATTAAAAGAAATTTTATGGAATCTTTTAATCTACAAAACAATTCGATATCTTTAGATGTTCTGTATGGTATCGACATTGTATCAACTGAAATAGGTGATTCCGACGACATTATATCATTTAGTATACCCGTTAACGATGGGTCTTCGATCTTAGTTACTATAATACCATAACTTATTATTGGAAATCTACACATTTTATAGTTGTGACCATATTTGCCACAATTGGTACAAAATATATTTTTTTTTGAATATTTACTCATACTAGAGCCTCAATACTTTAATATACAACATAATATTTAAGTGTAAAAAATATAAAAACTTTTTATATTTTAAATTGTAAATAAACTAAAATATTAATCCCTAATTCGCTTTATCGGGATCAAAATTCAATTGATCATGATAAAATTTTATATCTGAATCAGAAGCCATATTTTCTAATTGCCCTATAACTTTGATTTTTACATCTTTGTGATTTGATGCTACAGATTCAACTGTAATTTTTATGTAATCATTTTCATTTAATAAATATGATTTATCTTTTCCTTTGTATCTCAAATAACCATTGTTATCAACATAAAATATGTTTTTGTTAATACGATCAATTGTTATTAGTATGGAGATTGGACCATTCTCTGCAGTTATTAATACTTGACTTATTTTATTAACTTTAGCTATTATTTGTGTATTTTGGATTGGTAAACATAATCTACACGAATACTCTACGCCACAATCGATAGAACAAAATGGATTTTCTGCTGGAATAAATGGTGGTTGTATATTTGTTATATTATATATTTTGGATATGAATCCGTATTCACAACATTTACCCTCAACCTTTTTTTTGAGTTCTTCGTTTATAAAATATCTCAATTCATTGGTTATTTTTTGTGGAGGTAACGAAACATGAGTTCTCAAGATAGTATTTTTATAAGGAGATATCATTTGTTATATATATTATTTTAGGTATTATATTTATAAGTATTAATAAATATAACGACTTATATAATCAATTTTTAAATTAATTACTCTATCGAAATAACCCATTCTTTTCCTACTAATTCACCTCCTAGTTTCTTTAATACATCGTCAAATTCATCAAGTTTTTTAGAATTAGGTATTGTTATTTGATAAGTTGCCAAATTATTTTTCTTTTTTTGTTTTGTTTTATGATCCAATTTGAATTTTAATTTTTGTTTGAGTTTGTTCAATATAAATTTAACACGATCTTCAAGATTATACGGAAACGGATATTCCGGGTGATTTTTCGGAATAATAATATATGTAACTTTATTGCCTTCTTTTGATGTAGAATATTTTTCTAAATGCAACAAACGATTTTTTATTTGAGTACATAAATCATTACGTGTATTTCCCTTTTCTGGTTTTATTTTAATAAATTTAGCTATTTTTTCTAAATATTCTTTGTCTTTTGATGTTTTGCATACAGCACCTCTTTCAGATGGAATACCTGTACCGCGTTTCTTTTCTAATATTTTAGCTCTCTTTTCTCTTATTTTGAACACATCTTTAAGATCATCTGTATTTCTACTTTTTCGTCTACTGACTTCTTTATCAATTATACCAACATAATTAAATTCTTTTCTTGAATCATAATATTCTTGTGTTCCCTTGAAATCATAAAAGTCAAAGTCTTCTTTTAATGCTGTAGATCCTTTACTAGTGTCTTTCTTTTTCTTGCCATGTCTAGTTTTATATTCGAAAGTACTTGTTAAATAGTTATATAGAGACAATTGATTTGATATATTTTTATCGTAAGTATTTCTGTAGTACATTGGCACATCTTCGTTTTGATCAAAAGGTTGGAAAATATAATATTTATTACGATAAATTAAAAATCCGGATCTGTCGTATTTATCTAGAATTGTATCTCTGAAGTTATTAAAATCGTTTTCTGTAATTGGTATTAACTCGTCCAAAGCCTTGTATACGAAAAACTCTTTGAATAAATTTATTTTTTTAGCTGGATAATTTTTTTTAGCATATTCAACTATTTGTTCCAATGTGTATACATATTTCAGACGATATAATTCCTTGATTCTTTTTTTAACACCTTCTATTTCGTTTCTCGCAAGTTGATGTGTAAAAGTTGAATCGTCTAATTTTTCTTTTGGTATTCCCTTGTAATCAGATGTTTTATCATCATAGAAAACTTTATTTAAGTATTTATCGTCGCATTTATAGTCACATCTCGTATAATCACATAGGGCTGGACATGGTTCTTGACCGGGACCAGGACCGCAATTTTTATTTAATTCTACTTCTTCTGGAAAAATATTTCCATTCACATTCAACGGACAATCTATCGCAACTTCTTTCATCGCACGCTCTACCTTTTTAATTAATAAATATTTGGATTCAGATTTTTTATAAAGTTCTTCCTCACTAGACAAACCATTATCAATAACAACCGCATATTTATATACATTCACATGAGGAAATCTGTAATTATCATCTATAAGTTTATAATGTGAGCAATGTCTGATAGCTCTTCCGATAACTTGATCCACTTTACCAAGATTGAAATATACATCAAGAATATGAACTTCTGCAACATTAGCCAAACTAATACCTTCGTTCATAACTCTTGAACCCAAAACTAATTTAATCCATTTTCCATTTTTGTTTTTAATATGATTAAATACACTATTTAATATATTTTGTTTGTCTTCTTGTATAACATCTTGTGCGTCTTCTGTTTTTTTACCTGTTACTGAAATGAATGTTGCTGGATAAAATGTATGTTTTGGGCATTTTCCGGATTCTTTTGGTTTATACTCAGATGACGAATCGTCTGCTTTTTTTATAATAAATGATTCGTTTAACTGATGTTCTTTGTATGTTTTTCCACAAAAATAACATATTGTATCGTTATTTATACTATAATCATTTGATTTTTCTTGGTATTCCAAATAACCGTTTTGTAAAAGAATTTTTTGGAATATTTCGATTCCAACTTTTACTAAATTAGAATATATAAATGCTGTACGAGGTCCCTTTCTACCCCAAAATAATCTTTTTAATTTGGTTAGTGTTTTGTGAAATTTAACTGAAAAGTATTTTAGATTTTCTATTTTTAAAATTTTTCCAGATATAGTTTTTCCGTTTTCAGATTCATAAATTAAATCGTTGTCACCTTCTGGAATTTTGAGTAAATCAGTAGCAATTTTTCTATTTATTAAATCTCGATGCGATTTAAGTTGACTCCTAACCATCATAATACCATCACGACTATAAAATCCTTCTAATTTTTTATGATCAGGACTTAGCCCTGGAAAAACAAAATTAGCAACTGATTCTGATCTTCTATCAAGTGTATCGTCTTTATCTTTTATTGCTTCTTCGTATTTTGCCAATTGAAACGGAAGCATTTTACATGGCACAATTTTTGTAAAAAGTAATCCACGTGGTTTAGTACCCTTCTCTATTCTCTTTGCATATGTTAGCGGGTCGGCTCCTCGTAAATACGATACATATCCAGATGTTAGTCTTTTAAATGTTTCCAATCCACCATCCTTGAAATCCATTTGATGATTTTTGTAACTATTAAAAATCTTGTCTCTGTGTAATTTTTTACCAGGAGGTTTCAAAAAATTAATTAATTCTATAATATCATCCGCAAGATTTTTCATTGGTGTAGCTGTTAACAATAAAACTCGCAAATTTGTTGATTTTTTAATAATTAAATTCAAAGCATCGCCGTACATATTTCCGGTTAAATTGTGAGCTTCGTCAATAATTATCATTGAATTATTAAGATTGTAAATTCTGTCAACTGATATATCTCTTTCGAATTCTCCAGTTTCAGTTTTACGGTAACCAACTTTTACTTTATCATCTGTAGATTTTTTTTCTTCTTTAATTTTTTCACCAAGGACTCTTCTGTAAAAACCTCTGTAACTTATAAATCTGTAATATTGTAATGCCGAATTCAATGCATTTTTTTTTGCCTTTTCTTCTTCTTTTTTATGTAAATATAATGATTTATCAACATATTTCATATATGTTTCTCCAGTACATTTTATCAATTCGTTTTTCCATGATTCTTTAATTAAAGGACCAGATACTAAAACATATATTTTGGTATTATATTTTTGGACAATTGGTTTAAATTTTTCTGCAATTGATATGGCTGCACATGTTTTTCCACTTCCAGTACCATGGAATAATAATAATCCTCTATATGGGGTGTCAGGATTAATAAAATTAGCTAAAAACGATTGATGTTCATGAAGTGCGAATTCGCGACCACATATATTATTACGGTATTCTCTAATATCTTCGTAATTATTCATTTCTGGTCTATCCGGAAGTTTATGAAAATAAAATTCTCTCTTTTGATATATTTTACTTTGGATATTTGGATCCGATGGCTCCGGATAACTGTAATTTATTTTCATTAATTTCTCTAACGTAGACTTCTTAGCGTCGTCGCTCATTTATATACATAGTATAATATTTTTTTCTGTTGGTTTTACCAATAAAAAAATGAAAAATGAAAAGTCATATAACAATATATGACTACAAAAATATAAAATGATCAAAGTTGTTGATGGAGCATACAAACAGCGTGTTATTATACAAAAAAATCCAAAATATAATAATATAGCTATTTGTTCTGGATGGAACAAACCTGAAAGATATTCGAAATATTCAGTTGCAATAATTGGATCTTTATATTCAATAAACGGTATTCCGATTATTCTTCATAATCTATTGGCAAATAAACAATTACAAATTGTTCTGTTATTAGACAATAATAGATTAGGATTAACTTGTATAGGTCAAAAAGGGATATCGGCGTTCGTAAATATATTTACAAATAATATGCTATCTACTGACCCTGAATCTAATAGTTTATCTGGAGAATTATCAAAAGAAGAAGTATGCGAATTAAATGAAACAATACTTTTCGTGCATGTATGTAATGATAGTACAAAATATTACATTAATAAAACAGAGATATATTCGACAAGTGGAAAAGTAATTAATTTAACTGATGAATTTCTTTCGAATTGTGATAAATTAGCGAAAGAAAAATTAAAAATTCGAAAAATAGAAAAATTATTACAATTTTCTAAACAACCGAACAAAAAAAGTTTACCAAGTGAATATTTTGGATTTAATTTTCACGGTATATCTTTAATAGATTCATGGGTAGAAATCATGAAATTAATAATAAAGTATGGTAAAAATCATTCAAAATTAATGCGAGAACTTCAAGTTGTTCAATGGAGTTTTCCATCATCAAATTTGGGGTTCGATGAATTGTATAATCTTATTAAAGAACAAGAAATTCGAAAAATGATAAACGTAACAAAATGTGATATTGATGAATATGAAAGATCATTACTAGATCCAAATAATGAAAATAATCAATCTTACACGTATGGTGAAAGATTGGCACCATACATACCGAAAATAATTGATGTATTGAAAAAAAATATTCATTCGAGACATGCGTTCGCAACAACATTAAATTTACAAAAAGACACATCTCAACCTCCTTGTTTGACATATTTACAAATATTATATGATAATGTAACTGAATCTCTAAATATGTATTGTGTATTTCGTTCTCATGATATTTTTAAAGCAAGTATATTAAATGCATGCGCATTAGCATATTTTTTAAAATATATTTCCAATGAAGTTGGTCAAAAACCCGGATATGTAAATATAACTTCGAATTCGGCTCATATTTATTTAGATGATTTCGATAATGCCACTAAACTGATAGATTGCTTAAACGGAAGAAGGAAAATACCTTTGCGACTAGATCCTAGAGGGAATGTCGTGATAACTAAAATTGAAAAAAATAAATATCATTTTCAGTTATTTAATACGACTACTAACGAACAATTGTACTCTATGACAGGAACACGTAAATATATATTTAAAATGATTCTATGTGAAGGTATTATTAAATGTAATTGTCATTTGAATTATATTTTTGATGAATTATTTGATAAATAAATTATTTTGATGATTTTGCCAAAGTCTGTTTAATCTTCTTTTTCTTATGTGTATAACAAACATATTCAGACCTTTCGTCTTCTTGAGTAGATTCATATTTATGTTTTCTCATTAAAGATTTTTCTCTATTGCTGTATCTTAATTTTGGATTTAATTTTTCTTGTTGTGGGAATTCATCCTTTGCATATGGTTTGTAATATCTTCTTTCTGTAGATTCAATATCATTATCATCTACATCGTCCAAAAATATTTCCAGATCACGATAAGTTTCGTTTGATAAATTATGAAAATATATTAATATTCCATTATTATTTTCTGTATATGATTTAGGTGTTATTATGTTATAAACTTTTATAAATTGACTCTTTTTTGGTAAACATTCAACTCTATCGCGTAACCTTATTTTGGCATTGTAAGAATATTTTTTAATTTTTTTTACCATCTATATTTTAGAGGTAGATTTTATAGAAGTCACACTAAACCCACATAAAATTGATAAAAATAAACTTAAACAATAATACACTTATTTAAGTAAAGAAATAATGGATAATAATTTAAGTTGGGATAAAATTATTTCATATATTGATAAAAAGATTGTTCCATTTGAATATGAAAATAATCCAAAAGATATAATTGATTCACCTGAAAAACCTAAAGTGTCAAAAAAAATATTATCGAATTTGGGTATTAGCAAAGAAGATTTTCAAATAAATGAAGTTGTTCAACAAAATAAAAATCATAATATATCATTTTTCGCTAGTGTGTTATTTTGCATAAAAGAAGATTATTTGAATCTTGAAAAAAATGATCAAATATTGTATATTTATCAAATGAGAGATATAATGATCGCATCATTAACACAAGAAAAGTTGTTCACAAAAATGAAATATAGATCACTAGGGTGGAGAAGAAAAGATATTACAAATGAATTAAAGACTTTCGGGAATGATACGAAAGTTATTAGATTTTTTTCAGATTATTTTAATATAAATATTTTTATAGTGAATAAAGATACAAATAAGATATATGCGGTATATAAAGAAGAACTATTCAATCCATTTAAATGTACAATATTTGTTGTACTTGAAGATGATATATATTCGCCGGTAATACTAAATAAAGAAAAAGTAGTTTCATTTACAAATACATGTTTATCTAGTCTCCTTCTGAAACAATCTTTTGAAGCACTGTCTTGTACCAGAAAACCAACCGAAAAAACATTTAATATGTTTAGCGGTGATACTAATTATTTTAATGAATATTATGGAAATGAAATAAATGAAGATCCTGAATATGAATTAGATATTGGTGAAACGGAATATGTTGAATATATAAAACCTACAGAAGATATATTTTTAAAAGAGGGAGATATTAAAAAGAAAAATAAAAAAACCATTCCAGATGTGAATGATGGTATGACATTAAAGAAATTACGTGAAATTTCTCAACAATTTGATATCGAGATAACTAAAGGTGTTACCAAAACAGGAAAACCAAAAATGAAAACAAAAGCACAATTAATAAGTGAAATAAGAGAATTAGAATAATATGAGTTAAGTTATATTTTATTTATATATAACATATAAATAGAATGAACAAAACATTAAAAGATGTTATAATTGCTTATAATAAGGCGGATGATCAAATTTTAGATATATCTTCTATGCATTTAAAAAGTCTTCCTGTCAGTATAATTCCGAAAGATGTTGAAATGTTAATTTGTAATGACAATAAATTAACAAAAATTCCAAATTTGAATAAGTTCGAAAAACTGATTATTCTTGATTGTAGCGATAATTTATTAACAGATATACCGTCACTAAATAATTTAGAAGAATTAGACTGTTCAAATAATAAATTGACAAGTATTCAAAAATGCATATTATTAAAAAGGTTGAGATGTAACTACAATAAACTTACAAAAATACCACACATGGATAATCTTGAAAATTTGGATTGTAAAAACAATAGAATTGATAATGTATGTAACTATGATAAATTAATTAGATTGGATTGTAAAGAAAATTCATTATCCGAAATAAAACACTCATATAAGACATTAAAATATTTGGATTGTTCGTATAATAAAATAAATAATATATCAGAATTACCGAAACTAGAAGAACTTATGTGTCAATCTAATAATATTCAAAAAATGCGAAAATATCCGAACTTGGTATATTTAGAATGTCAATATAATAAAATAAATAACCTACCAAATTATCCCAAATTAACAGATTTGGCTTGTAATAATAACAGACTAAAAAATATACCTGATTGTCAAAAATTAACAACAATTAATTGTCACCATAATATCATAAATAGAATCAAATACTTCAGCAGATTAGAGTTTTTAACATGCAATATATCTACCAAACTCTCATCTTCATATAAGATACACTCACATGCACAATCAATCAAGGACAATGAAGAAATTATAAGTATTGTTATGAGTTCACATAAAGACAAATAACTTATAATATATAAATAAAAATGGAATCTATGAATTTAAAAGATTTGGTGGGTAATGTTACACCTATGGAAACTCTAACACATGGAGAATTTGGATCTATTAATCTTCAATTTATAATTAATAAGTTTACAGAGATTATTACATATATGGATACAAATGAAATTAAAGCACTCAAACAAACTAATAAACCACAATACAGAGGTCATATGATGGATAAATATGAAGATTTTTATGAAAAATATCCTCATTTTTTTGAAAAAGCTATTGAAGGAGAAAATCTTGGTGAATTATTCAAAATGTTTAGAATAATCGACGCCATTCAAGGAAATAAAATTCCACCAGTATTTGGAAACTTAATTATGAGGCAATATTTTGCACATAAAAATTTAAATGAACCGTTCAAAAGCAAAGAACTTGAAGAATTAACTAAAACTCACGACAGATTGAAATTTCAATTATCTCAAAAACAACAAAATAATGTGGTTGAATTGAAAAAAAGTTTGGGTATTTAATTATTTAATCTAATTATGTTTTTACATTATTAGAATAACTTTACGAAATCAAACATCTACTTCTACTATTTTTTTCGAGTTGAAGTCAATAATTCCTTTTAAAAATTTTTCATTTATTTTTTGTTGGTCTTTTTTATTTTTTGGAAAAAATAAATTTATCCATGTTTTAGTTGCTTTAATTTGTTCGTCGCGCAAATTATGATAAACATCACCGTGATAATTCTGACTTTCGATAAATGCTACAATTTTATTAAGAGCGATAAATGTGGAATTACTTATTTCTGAGTTTAATAAGGTCATAGTTTTTATTAGATCACTACCTGGTTCATTTTGCAATTGAAATCCAGTTAAACAATCGGAAAGATTATTTTTTGATAAACTAAATAACATAGAACTTATTTTGTCCAATCCTTTGAATTCAGTAAACCCTTTACATACAATAAATTTTTCAGATGATGATGGTTTTACAGTTAAAGGTTTTATGATATATGTATCAGAATATGCAGTTGTTAATAGTTGAATTAAACTCATTGTCGATTGTGTAAATGTTTCACCAATTCTACAAATTAAACACCCTCCCTTTTTTTGTATTTGAAACGCAATAGATATTTGTTTTAATAATATTCCAAATAACTTGGTTTCTTGCATAGTTGAATTATCTAATGATAATTCTAAATCGGAAACAATAACATCAATATTTTTCATTTTAACAATTTCATTGAGTATTTTAGTACTATTCATATCTTTTATTATTTTTATTTTACTGGAACCAACACTTGGGCTTGGTAAATTTTTATTATTAGTAAAGACTGCTGTTTTATCTGTTTTGTTGCCACTATTCATACGATATAATGCTGTTGATGTGTATAAATTACCACTTATTTCATTTAGATGAACAATTGATGATGAACTATTCGTAAAAATATTAAACAAACTGTATATTTCCCAAAGAGCGAAAAACGAATAATCAATATGTGACATATTTTTGGGAATTGGAATATATTTTAGTGCATTACTATATATTGAATCATCGTATTCATCTATTTGTATTTCGAATTTGTTTGTTACATTGTATACTGGTTTTTTTCCTTTGAAACTTTCTAAAATTTCCATTTTATCTTTTGATTGATGCAAAAAATGTTGGAACCCCAAACGAAATTCTGGGTATTCTAGGTATGGTGAAGAGTTTATTTTGATTTTATTTGGATTTATTTCTCCTTTAGATTTTGGCAAATGATATATTAATTTATTTCCGAAATTATCCATGTACTATATTGATAATAAAGA